TTTACCTGTAATAAAAAAATTATATCCTACCTTTAAAACTGAGGCAAAAATTTTTGACACACTTGTAGCAACAAGATTGTTATTTCCAGATGTAAAAGAAAAAGATTTTCAACGTAAAGATTTTCCCAAAGATTGTATAGGAAGACACAGTTTAAAAGCATGGGGAAATAGAATAGGTAACTACAAAGCACAGTTTGATACAGACTGGCAAACTTTCACACCTGAAATGCTAGAATATTGTAAGCAAGATGTAGAAGTAACTTATAATCTTCACAAAATGATACATGAAGATATGAAATATTCTCAGCAAGCTATGGATTTAGAACACTCAGTAGCACAATTAATTTACAATCAAGAAGTTCATGGTTTTAGTTTTAATACTGAAGAAGCTAAAAAACTTTATTCAGAATTAAATGGTAGAAGAATGGAAATAGAATACAAGTTACAAGTAATGTTTCCACCTGAAAAAGAACACATACCTTTTATACCTAAAGTAAATAACAAAGCTAGAGGTTATGTTAAGGGTGAAGTATTCTACAAAGAAAAAACTATTATATTTAATCCATCTAGTAGACAACATATTGCAGATAGATTAATTAAAATACACGGATGGAAACCTAAAGTTTATACTGATGATGGTAAGCCTAAGTTAGATGAAACTATTTTAGAAAGTTTACCATACCCTGAAGCTAAAATATTATGTGAGCATTTTCTATTAGATAAAAGAATAGGACAGTTAGCAACTGGTGCTCAAGCTTGGTTAAAACATGAAAAGAATAATAAAATACATGGCACTTGCAATACTAATTCTACAGTAACAGCTCGTGCAACACACTCGTACCCAAACATGGCACAAATTCCAAGTGTCGGTGTGCAGTATGGTAAAGAGTGTAGAGCTTTATTCACGGTTCCAACTGGTAAAAAACTTGTAGGCATTGATGTCTCAGGTTTAGAGGTGAGAATGTTGGCTCACTACATGGCTAAGTATGATAACGGCAACTATGCTAAAGTTGTTTTAGATGGTGACATACACTCTGAAACAAAAACATTAGCAGGGTTAGATAGCAGAGACTTAGCCAAGCGTTTTTACTACTGTTTTCTTTACGGTGGTGGTGTTAAAAAGATTGCAGCAGTTACAAATAAAACTGTAGCAGAAGCATCTAAGATAAAGAAACGTTTCTTAAATAACTTACCTGCATTAAACAAACTAATTGAAAATGTACAGCAAGCAGCTGAACGTGGTTACTTAGTAGGTCTTGATAAGAGACGTATTAAAGTACGTTCAAGTCATGCTGCATTAAATACTTTGCTTCAATCGTCCGGAGCCTTAGTGTGTAAACAATGGTTAGTAGAGTTTGATAAAGTAATTAAGAAAATACCTGAAGCACATCAAGTAGTGTGGGTACATGATGAAATACAAGTAGAGTGTCTTGAAAAAGATGCTGAGCAAGTTGGGCAATTAGCCGTAAAAGCAATAGAAGACACTGGTAAGTATTTTGATTTAAGACTTCCGCTAACTGGTGAATACAAGATAGGAGATAACTGGAGTGAAACACACTAAAGCACAACCTCACTTTGATAAAGATTTAAAGTTTGGACAACAATACGAAAATGAGTTTCAAGAAGCAGTAGAAGGTAAGATAGAATGTAAAACTGATAGGCTGTGTCAGAAAACAGGTAACGTTTATATTGAAACAGAAAGTAGAGGTAAACCTTCTGGTATTAACACAACACAATCAAGAAACTATGCTATTTGTTTATGGACACAAGACAGGACTGACCAAGTTTGGGTTTTAATACCAACAGCACATCTTAAAAAACTTATGGTTAAGTACCCTATTAAGAAGGGTGGCGATAACTGGACAAGTAAAGGACACATAATTCCAAAAGAAGATTTATTAACATTTGATATATAGGAGAAACATGAAACTAAAAAGAGTACTTTTAATTGATGGTGATATTTTATTATATAAGATAGCACTTAATAATGAAGTAGAAACAGACTGGGGTGACGGTTTATGGACACTACACTGTGATGAAACTTTATGTAAAGCTGATGTAGATGCAGTTATAGATGACTTAGGTGCAAGCTTACAAGCTGATGACTATGTTATTGCTTTAACAGACAGCAGTAATTTTAGAAAAGATGTATTGCCTTCATACAAAAACAATAGAAAAGATAAACGTAAACCAATTACATTAAAAGCTTTGAGAGAATATGTATTAGAAAAACATAACGGAGTTGTATGGAAGAACTTAGAAGCAGATGATGTTATGGGTATTATGGCTACAGAGCCTGTAGATGAAGAGCGTATTGTTGTTAGTATAGATAAAGACTTACGAACAGTACCTTGTAAACTATCACAAGATGCAGTGACCGTAGAACACATACCGCAGCGAATGGCTGACTATTGGTTTATGATACAGACTTTGACAGGTGATAAAGTTGACGGATATGATGGCATAGAAGGTGTCGGAATTAAAACTGCTGAGAAGCTGATTAAGAAATATACTAACGTTCCCCTTTTAGACCTATGGAAGATAGTCAAAAAGATTTACGTAGATAAAGGATATACAGAGGCTGAAGCTTTACAACAAGCTAGAGTTGCACGTATACTAAGACATGGTGATTACAATAAGAAAACAGGAGAAGTAAAATTATGGACAATATAAAAAAACCGTTACACTATAATAAGGGTGGTATAGAACCTATAGATTATATTATACAAAATAACCTCACGTATTGCGAGGGCAACGTTGTAAAGTATATTTCTAGGTGGAGATACAAGGGACATGGTATTGAAGATTTAAAGAAAGCTAAACAATACATTGATTTTATTATAGAAAAAGAAGGACAACCAAGAGTAACGGAAACAAAAGAATGATAGATTACGAAAGAGATAACTTACTTACTGATTTTGGTAAGACAACATTAAAAGATAGATATTTATTACCAGAAGAAACATCACCGCAAGAAGGATTTATGAGAGCAGCAAAAGCTTTTTCTGATAATGATGAGATGGCACAGCGTATATATGATTATGCATCTAAACTTTGGTTTATGTATTCTACGCCTGTTTTGTCTAACGCCGGTAGTAAAAGAGGTATGCCTATTTCATGTTTCTTAAATTACGTAGGTGATAGTAGAGAAGGATTAACAGGACACTATACAGAAAACGCTTGGCTTGCTTCTGTTGGTGGTGGTATCGGTGGTTATTGGGGACATGTAAGAAGTGATGGAACACAAACTTCTGGTGGTTCACAGTCTTCAGGTTCAATACCTTTTTTACACGTAGTTGACAGTGAGATACTTGCGTTCTCTCAAGGTAAAACAAGACGTGGTAGTTACGCAGCATACATGGATATATCACATCCAGAAATAATAGAATTTTTAGAAATGAGAAAACCTAGTGGTGGTGATGTACATAGAAAATGTCTTAACCTACATCATGGTGTAAATATTTCTGATGACTTTATGCAGTTAATAGATAATTGTATTAAAGAACCTACGTATGATGACAGTTGGAATTTAATTGACCCTCATACAAAAGCTGTAGTACGTACAGTATCAGCTAGAGATTTGTGGTTAAAAATATTAGAAACAAGAGTTGCCACTGGTGAGCCTTATGTTTCATTTATTGATACAGTAAATGATGCATTACCTGAAACACAAAAGAAATTAGGATTAAAAGTTAATCATTCTAATTTATGTACAGAAATAACACTAGCTACTGATGAAAACAGAACAGCTGTTTGTTGTTTGTCTTCTGTTAATTTAGAAAAGTATGATGAGTGGAAGAACAATAGTTTATTTATACCTGACTTAGTTAGGTTCTTAGATAATGTACTACAATATTTTATTGACAAAGCACCTGATGAATTGTTTAGAGCTAAGTTTAGTGCAAACAGTGAAAGAAGTTTAGGCTTAGGTGCTATGGGTTTTCACGCTTATTTACAATCAAGAGGAATACCTTTTGAAGGTGCACTTGCTAAATCATTAAACATGAAAATATTTAAAACAATTAAAGAACAAGCTGTAGAAGAAAGTAAAAGACTAGCAGTAAAAAGAGGTGAAGCTCCAGACATGGAAGGAACTGGTATGCGTAATGCACACCTGTTAGCAATAGCACCTAATGCTTCTAGTTCTATTATTTGTGGTACAACATCACCATCTATAGAGCCATACAGAGCAAATGCATATGTACAAAAAACAATGTCAGGTTCTTTTCTAGTTAAAAATAAATACTTAGAAAAATTATTAGATAAAAAAGGTATTAACAATGAAGAAACATGGACTTCTATTTTAGCAAACAGAGGTTCAGTATTACATTTAGATGCTCTTTCTGATAATGAAAAAGATATATTTAAAACAGCAATAGAAATAAATCAACAATGGATAGTTGAGCATGCGGCAGACAGACAAAAACATATTTGTCAAGGACAATCAGTAAATGTATTTGTGCCTGCTGATGTGAACATTAAAGAATTACATGACATGCATATGTTAGCTTGGAAGAAAAAGTTAAAGACTTTGTATTACTGTCGTTCAGAAGCTATCAAACGTGCTGAATTAGTATCAAAAAAAGTAGAACGAACAATTATACCTGAAGCTGATTGTTTAGCATGTGAGGGATAAATGACAGACAGTAGTTTATTTGATGGTGTTAATTATAAACCATTAAAAAAGAAAAAGAGAAAACAAAAAAGTAAAACAAAACAATCTGTGCTATGGACAGTATATCATACTATCTTAGCCATAGAGTTATTAATCATAATTATTATAGAAGGAGTAGAATTATATCATGGGTTTTAATAGTTATAAAATAAGAGACGGAAAACATATTCCATCTAAAAAGTTTAAAGAAAATTGGGATAGTATATTTGGTAAAGATAAAACTAAAGAAGAGTTACCAAAAGAAGAAGAAGATTACATTAAGGAGTTAGAAAAAAAAATATGAGTTTATTTGACAAACGAACTTACTACAAACCATTTGATTATGGGTGGGCTTTTGAAGCTTACGACATGCAACAAAAAATGCATTGGCTTCCAAGCGAAGTACCATTACACGAGGATGTAAGAGACTGGAATGAAAGATTAACAGTAGAAGAAAAAAATCTTATAGGACAAATATTAAAATTCTTTACTCAAGGTGATGTAGATATAGCACAGGCTTACTTAGATAAGTACATACCTAAATTCAAAGCTCCAGAAGTAAGAATGATGTTGTCTGCTATAGCGACAAGTGAAGCTAACCATGCACATAGTTATTCATTATTAAATGATACTATTGGTTTACCTGATAAAGAATACAAAGCATTTCAAGAATACAAAGAGATGGCTAATAAACATGAATACTTGTTTACATCTAAAGGTAAAGGACTAGAGGGTATGGCTAGAGAGATAGCTTGTTTCTCTGCATTTGGTGAAGGGTTACAGTTGTTTGCATCATTTGTTATGCTTCTTAACTTCCAAAGATATGGACGTATGAAGGGAATGTGTCAGATTGTAACTTGGTCTATCAGAGATGAGACACACCATGTTGAAAGCATGATTAAGTTGTTTCATCAATTAATAAAAGAAAACCCAAATATTTGGACAGAAAAATTTAAAGCAAGTATCTATCAAACATGTAGAGATATGGTAGACTTAGAAGATAAGTTTATTGATTTAGCATTTTCTATGGGTGGTATTAGAGGATTAAAAGCAGAAGAAGTTAAACAATATATTAGATACATTGCTGACAGAAGACTATTACAATTGTCTTTAAAACCTAATTATGGTGTAAAAGATAACCCATTAGGTTGGTTAGACTGGGTGTTAAATGGTGTAGAACATGCTAATTTCTTTGAGAATAGAGCCACAGAATATAACAAAGGAACTATAACAGGAAACTTGTGGGACTAAAGTGCCCTTTTTAGAAGAAAACAATATGATTGACCAAGAAGATTTAGTTTTACCTGCGACAGTAGATGAGTTAGTTAAACTTTTAAACAAAGTTTATCCTGAAAAGTCTCCTGTTTTAACAGATAATCCTAATAAAATATACTTTGAAGCAGGTCAACGTGATGTTGTTAAGTTCATTAACATGTTAAAAGAGAGGACAGAGAAGTAATTATGTGTTTATCAAAACCTAAAGCACCTCAAATTGTGCAAGCTCCTGCACCTATTCCACCTTCAGCGCCTATTGAAGAAGATAAAGCGCCTAAGGTAGAGACAGCAGTAGATATGGATAAAGACTTAGATTTGAAGAAAAAGAAAAAAGTTGGAACTACAGCTTTACAAACATCTTCTGGTCTAAACATACCCACTACATCCGGTTTAAATATAACTTAATATTATGCATTATAATAATATGTTACAACAAAGCGCTAAAGAGCGATACGAAACATTAAAACAACACAGAGAACACTTTTTAGATAGAGGACAAGAGTGTAGTGAATTAACTATACCTTCACTTTTACCACCAGATGGCTTTCATTCTTCTACAGATTTATATAATCCATTTCAATCAGTTGGCGCAAGAGGCGTTAACAACTTAGCAAGTAAACTTCTTTTACTTTTGCTTCCACCCAATTCCCCATTTTTTAGATTATCAGTATCAGGTAACGCTAAAAGAGATTTAGACCAACAAAAAGAAATTAAGTCTGAAGTAGAAAAATCTTTAGCAACTATTGAAAGAGAAGTTTCAAGTAAGATTGAACAACTTGCTTTAAGAGTTAGTGTGTTTGAAGCATTAAAACATTTAATTGTAGCAGGTAACGTATTAACTTATTTACCTAAAAAAGGAACTATGAGAGTATTTCCTTTAACAAATTTTGTATGTAAAAGAGATGCTTCAGGTAACATTATAGAAATAGTTATTGAAGAAACTATTCATCCCACATATTTAGATGGTGATACATTAGAAAGAATTTCACAGTTTGAAGATTACAAACCAGATGAAGAGTGTGAACTTTACACACACATTTACAAATTAAACGATAAAGAATTTTACACTTGTCAAGAAGTAAAAGGTGTTAAAATTGAAAGCTCACAAGGTACATATCCTATAGACAGTTTACCATACCAAGCATTAAGAATGGTAAGAGTAGACAATGAAGATTATGGTCGTGGTTATGTAGAAGAGTTTTTAGGTGATTTAAAATCATTAGAAGGTTTATCTCAAGCACTTGTAGAAAGTGCAGCTGCATCTTCTAAAGTAGTATTTATGGTTAGACCTAACTCTGTAACTAGAAAAAAAGATTTAGCTAATACTAGAAATGGTGACATAATTACTGGTAGTGCAGATGATGTAGCAGTATTACAAGCACAAAAACAGTATGACTTACAAGTAGTTGAAAGAAGTATTTCTAAATTAGAAGAAAGATTATCTTATGCTTTCTTATTAAATACAGCTATACAAAGAGATGCTGAAAGAGTAACAGCACAAGAAATTAGATACATGGCACAACAATTAGAAACTGCTATGGGTGGTATATATTCATTACTATCACAAGAGTTTCAATTACCTTTGGTGACCATATTAATGAAACGTATGTCTCAAGCAAATGAGATACCTTCATTACCTAAAAATTCTGTTAAGCCTACAATTATTACAGGTGTAGAAGCTTTAGGTAGAGGAAATGATTTACAAAAATTAAGAGAATTTGTTGCTGAGATTGCAAACTTAGCACAAGTAAATCCTGCTGTAGTACAAAGTTTAAATACTCAGGATTTAATTAAACGTATTGCTACTGGTTTAGGTATTGATACGGAAGGTCTTGTTAAGTCTGATGAAGAACTTGCACAAGAACAAGCAGCTCAAGAAGATGCTATGCAAAATCAACAGATGATGCAAATGGCTGAGAAGGCTATAGCGCCCGCAGTACAAGGTGCTATGAAACAATCACAAGAAGGATAATTAGATGGTAGATAAAGTAGAAATACAGGAAGAAGAAACTGGTATTGAAAAACCAGTAGAACAAACAAACGAGACACAGTCGGCACAAAGTAAACCTGAAGGCTTGCCTGAAAAATTCAACAGTGTTGAAGATTTAGCAAAGTCATATGCAGAGTTAGAAAAGAAACTTGGTGGACAATCTCAAGAAACAAAAGAAGAAGTAGACCCAGTTGCTAAGGCAACACCTAAGTCTGACAATAATTTAGAAATAGCTGAAAAAGCTGTTACTGATGCAGGTTTAGATATGTCTTCTTTACAAGCAGAGTATGCTGAAAAAGGTGAGTTAGATACAAAATCTTACGAAGCTTTAGAAAAAGCAGGCATCTCAAAAGAATATGTAGATAGTTATATTGCAGGTCAAGAAGCTATTGCTAAAACACAAGCAGATGAAATTAAATCTACTGTTGGTGGTGATGAAACATATCAAGAGATGGTTGATTGGGCTTCTAAAAATATGACTGAAGGTGAGAAAACTGCTTACAATAAAGCTGTAAACAGCGGTGACATGGACACAGTTAAACTAGCTGTCAATGCACTTAAAGGTCAATTTGAAAGAGCTAATGGTGTTGAGCCTAAACTTGTAGAAGGCAAAGCACAACCAAGTCAAGAACAAGGTTTCTTATCATGGGCTCAAGTAACAGAGGCTATGGCTGACCCTAGATATGCTAAAGACACAGCATATCAAAACGAAGTTAAAAATAAATTAGCTAACAGTAACTTATAGGAGATATAATATGTACGGAAAGAAAAAAGCTAAAGGCAAAAAAATGTTAAAAGGTGGACAGAAAAAACTACCTGCTGCATTACAGAAAAAAATAATGAAAGCTAAAAAGAAATAATGGCTAAAAGAGGTTTATACGCAAACATCCATGCTAAACGTAAGCGTATCGCTGCGGGTTCTGGTGAAAAAATGCGTAAGGTTGGAGCTAAAGGAGCACCAACTAAAAAACAATTTAAACGAGCGGCAAAGACAGCTAAGAAAAAATAATGCCGGCTAAAAAATATCAGTCGCCTTCTGGTGGTTTGAACGCTGCCGGAAGGAAATATTTTAAAAGAAAAACTGGTGCTAATTTAAAAGCTCCAGTCACAGGAAAAGTCAAACGTGGTTCTAAAGCAGCCAAACGTAGAGCTAGTTTTTGTGCACGTATGTCTGGAGTTAAAGGTGCTATGAAAAAACCTAATGGGCAACCTACAAGAAAAGCTTTAGCATTACGTAAATGGAAGTGTAGATAGTTGTGCACCCTTTTTAGGGGGCAACTTGCCAACACATATTTAATAAAGTGTAATAACTTGACCACCTGCGGGTGACAATCTTGAATGTGAAACTGAAACATATGTAGAGGCTTTTATAAATAAACGTCATAACAAATAGGAGAACACTATGGCAAATGCAAGTCCAGTATCAGTTGGAAGAGTAAATGCAGGTGGTTCGGAAGACGCTCTGTTTCTGAAAGTTTTTGCGGGAGAAGTACTTACTTCTTTTGATAGAGCTTCAGTAACTCAAGGTGCAGAAATGGTTAGAAGTATTTCTAGCGGTAAATCTGCAACTTTCCCAGTAATGGGTAGAGTGGATGCTTCGTACCATACAGCAGGTGCTGAAATAACTGGTTCAGATGTAAACCACAACGAGAAGGTTATTACAATTAATGACCTACTTTTATCTTCAGTATTTTTATCAAATATTGAAGAAGCAAAAAACCATTGGGATGTAAGAAGCGCTTACTCTACAGAAATTGGTAGAGCGTTAGCTTTCCAAAAAGATAAGCATATCTTACAAACAATTGGTCAAGCAGCACAAGCTTCTGCAAACGTAGCCGACAGCGGTTATGCAGCAGGAACTGTACTTACAAACACTAACATTGCTTCAGCAACAGCTTCAACTGCGGCTAATGCAATGATTGATAGTTTGTTTGATGCGGCTAAACAATTAGATGCAAACTACGTTCCAAAAGAAGGTAGAAAAGCATTTATTAAATTAGAAGAGTACTACAAATTAGCAAACGGTACTAACGTAACTAACGTTGACTTCTCAGGTCAAGGTTCAATTGCGGAAGGTAAAGTTGTTAAAGTAGCAGGTATTGAATTAATACCTACTGCACACTTTGTAAATTCTGCTATTACTGCGGCTCCGGATGCAGGTTCAGCAACTGCGGGTGGTTCAAACCCTCAAGCTGTTGACTTATCAAACTACGTATGTTTGGTATCTCATCCTTCTGCTGTAGGTACTGTAAAACTTATGGATTTAGCTGTTGAAAGCGAATATGATATAAGAAGACAAGGTACTCTAATGGTTGCTAAATACGCTATGGGACACGGTGTCCTAAGAGGCGAAGCAGCTGTAGGAATTAAAGAAGCGTAATAGCTTAACTTTAATATTTATAGTGGCGGTAGAGGGAGACTGAAGCCGCCGCTATACTAACTAATAGGATATTATGACTACACAGATTACACCAACTACGGAACTACAAGCGATAAACATAATGTTGTCTGTTATCGGTGAGGCTCCAGTTAACTCAATTACAGGCACTACATCAGTTGATGTAAGTACAGCAAAAAATCTTTTAGATGAAACTTCTATGTCAGTTCAATCTCAAGGATGGCATTTCAATACACATGAAAATTATAAAAACTTGGCATTAGACCAAGACAGTAAAATTCCCCTACCTTCAAACTGCGTTAAAGTTGACGCTAGTAAAAACTTTAGATACATAAATATTACATTAAGAAATGGTTTTCTATATAATTTAGAAACACATACAGATGTTTTTACAACAGTACCAGAAGTAGATTTAGTTTTAGTACAACAATTTGAACAACTTCCAGAATACGCAAGACAATACATTACACAAAAAGCATCAAGAAGATTTGCTTCAAGATTTCTTGGTGATGCTCAAATTGTACAATTAATTGGACAAGATGAAAATGAAGCACTTATGGCATTTCACCAAGCAGATAGTCAAGAAACTGATGTGAATATGTTAGAAGGTGATAGTAATACTTACTCAATAATTAATAGACCAACTAGAAGGACTTATTAATGGGTGGAGTAGTATCTCAGAGTATTCCTAATTTTCTGAATGGTATCTCACAACAAACACCAACACAAAGAGGTATCAATCAAGCAGAAGAACAGGTAAATTTACAAAACAATATTGTAGATGGTTTATCTAAAAGACCTGCTTTTGAATATATAGACACTATAGATGCTACAAATGTATTTCCCAACACTGTAAAATTTTGGTCTATACAAAGAGATAAAGATAATCAATTTGTCGTTATATTTTATAATGGTGGTGTAAAAGTTTATGATTTAGATGGTAATGAAAAACCTGTTACAATAGCAAGCGGTGCTAGTTATTTAACTTCAACTAATCCTAAAGCAGATTTTAAATTAGTTAACATTGCAGACTACACTTTTGTTGCAAATAAACAAACTACAGTATTAGCAGATACAAATACAAGTGCAGCAAAGATAGAAGAATTTTATATCAATGTTGTTACATCTAATTATGGTAGAGAATATGCTGTAACAGTACAACATCCTAATATGTCTTATGCTGTTAAGTCTTCTTTACAAATGCCTTCAGGTTCTAATTTAAACCATGATGCCGTATTTAGAGATACAGCACACATTGCAGATATTTTATTTAGAGGTACTTCTAGTACATATTTTGATGCTTCATCAGATGCTGCTTTTAAATTAACTAGAGAAGACACCGGTGCAACTTTAAGTACAACTCAAGGATTAGGAACATCTTCTGAAGTAACTAACTACTTTACTATGTCTCAATATCCGGGTGTTATTAGAGGTATTTCAACAGATGGTA